CCTATTTTCTCAGATTTAATTTCACCACCAGCCCCTGGTGTAACTGCATTGGAAGCAATAAACATCTGTTTAACGCCCTCTAAAGCTACATACTTAAGGTCATCAGGCGCTGTTACAAAGCCGCCTGTATAGTTAATGGTTAAAAGGTTTTCACGGTCTGAATAGTATCTATCGAACTCTATAACACCGCTTGTGGCATCAATCCTGTAATTATCAGCATCTAATGCCACGCCGTCATAAAAAACCGTGCCACTAACAACGGGATACTGGAAAGTTTGGGCTGTTTGCTTGCTAGTAGCCATGTCAATCACAGGCACTGGCCTTGATTCCCACTGTGATGTCTCAAATTTAAGCACTTCGCCTGTTATGGTCACAGGATCTAATGGTCTATCAAGATAAGTCTCAATAGCTGACTCACTAGCTGATATAAGGAAAGTAAGGCTAGTGTCATAGGTGGTACCTGAAATACCTAAGTATAGTTTAGTCTCTGATAGTGTTATCACTTTTTATTTACCTTTTTAACAGGTTTAGTTACTACCTTTTTTCTAAAGTCTGGTGCTACATAAATATCTACATCACCTGAATACTGATTCTTATAGTCAGTCTCTGACATCTCAAATATATCCCCGCCCTTGTATAGTATGTTGTTATAACCAATCTGGTATTTAGCTTTTACCTGCATGTTGTTTTATTAAAAAGTTAATGCTGCTATTTGGGGCGGCCGCTCTAAGACCGCCCCGATAGTCTCACTAAACTAGTTAGTTGCTACAGTTACGATACCGGTCTGCAATGCAGTTACGAAAGCAGTTCTCTTAGTTACTCTAAGAGCCTTGCTATCTGTCTGAGCTAGATTGACATCATTACCGGCTGAGTCCTTAACGGTACCCTCAGTTAGCAAGTCCATAGTCATACCACGTCTGTCGCCTATGAACGCATGCCTTGAAAGGTCTGCTAGGAATCCGAACTTGGTAGTGCCAGCGGAAGCTGCTAATGCAGGCATACCGTTGACAATTCTAACCTCACGGCCCCATGCCCTGTAGATGGTGTCACCGTTAGGCGCATAACCTACAAAGTAGTTTCCATCGCCTGCTGCCTTGGTTCTTGTAAGAGCCATAAATACATCAGGTGAGAAGTAGAATTTAGCAGTCATTGACTCAGATGCTGAGATATTAGCAAGCTTAGCAATCATGGTATTAAGGTCATCCCATGTCAAGTTACTAAATGAAGCACCAGAAATCAAAGAATGAGCTGTTACTCCAGTTACTGCAAGGATACCTAATGAACCAGCAGTTGCACCGCTGATAAACTCAGTATTCTCTGCAAGAGCCATAGCCTCTGCAATTTCTGAAGCGATTACTGGCAAGATACCAACTTCCTCGTCTTCCTGGAACTCAGTAGTCCATGGCAAGATAGTAGCGTATTTCTTAGCAGTAAGTACTGGCTCTCCGAATACCATGGTGGTACCAGAGATAGAAGTGGCCTCACCGTTAAGGAAAACAGATGGTTTAGTTGACAAACTGTTAAGTCTGTAAACATCGCTACTCATTGCAATTTTTCTAGAATCCTGTCTGATAACCGAGTAATCCTGGTTCAACCTTAAAAGCTCACGGCTGAACTCATCAGGCACTAGGTAACCGCCGGCGCTATCAGTCCCCTCTTTAAGGAATTTGGCATGATAGGCATTGTGCTGAGCTTTGTAAGCTGAGTCACCGCTAGCCATTGCTTTGAACATTTTGGCAACACCAAAAGCCTCTTTAGCAGCTTCTAGCTTAGCCTCGTTGTTGGCGCTATCGGTTAAATTAAAAGCCTTTTGGCGGCTTGCCACGACTTCCATAGCTTTTGCTACGGCAGCCTCTATTTTCTCGTTGAAGCCATCAACAACCACATCAGCTGTGATTTGTTTCTCGACTACTTCAGTCTGTTTTTCGTCTGACATTTTTATAAACTAAGAATTAATATACTTTTCTAATGCTTTAGCCATGATCTCGACCTCTGACAATTGTGGGTTCTCCACAGGCTCTGAGCTAGGTTCACTAGCTACTGGCTCGATTGCCTTGGTTAAGTGCTGGATAAGATTAGACACATTTTCGATCTCGTTTGCACCTTTAACAAGCCCTAAACGAGTAAATAGGGCATCGTCTTGTAATATTTCTCTATAAGCCTTTATCTTTTGTTTGTATTCTGCTAAAAGATTTAGCTTTTTAATCATCTCAACACGTTCCTCACCTTGGTATGCCTTACTAGTAAGCACCATAGCTTCAGGATTGGATGGCACCGCGACAAAAGATACTTCCAACAGCTCTGAATTCATGATGACATTACCCTCATAGGTTTTAGGAATAAAGCCGATTGACAAGGTTTTGAGTATCCCTTGATCTACTAACCTTTTTGCCATTTGGCCTTGTGGAGTGTCTGAAAATTCAATAACACCGATAAGACTATCGACTGTCTTTTGTATGTCTATAACTTTGCCTAGGATGTCGAATACTGTTGTATTCATACGGTGGCTGTCTAGTACAACGGGGTTCTTAGCAAAGTTAGTAGTATCGATACCTGCAATAGAAATGATTTCACCATCACGATCGGTAACCTCTTTACTCATAACAACAGTATATCGACTAGCCTCTTTTTGAATAACTGATTTGATTTGTATTTGTTCCATGCTTCCGTTTTAGCATGTGGCAAATTAGCGATGCAAAAGTTACTCTATTTCAGGTAGTAAATCGCACCTGCAATTGATGATGTTGCCGGGCCTACCTGACGGGTCCCCGGGATATTCAAGTGCCTCACCGTCAACATTGAACTTCATGCCCTTATATCTAAATTGTCCATCAGCTCTAGCATGTGCGTCGCGGGTTTCTCTATCGCCTGCTGCCGACCACGTATAACCAATCACCGTATCATCAAGGCTATAAGTATTGCGCTGGACATAGTTTCTGACCGCCGATGTAGTCGTGCGGGCTATAGTTTGCGCCCTATTAAAGTCAGTAGGCTGCTTGTATTTTTCGTAAAGCTCACTAATAAGGGTTCTAGCCTGGTCAAGGTTATTAGTAGTTTTAGCAATAGCACTAATCTCTTCGCGGGTGAACTTATTGATTAGGTTAGATTGCGTATTAGCTATCCTAGTAAGCGTTCTGGTTTGGGCTGGTGTTAGCTGCCTGCTAGCAGAAGACCTTAATAGCTCTAGTGCGTAACTTCTAAATTCATGGCCGCCTGATAGTAGGACGTCATCAAGTGAGGTAAACAGCTGCTCATTTTCGTAATCCCAGTCCATCTTTATGCTTACTGCCTTTTTGCCCTTGCTGCTTAGTGATGCTAGCACGCGAGCTTGTTGTTTTTCCCAAAAACTCTTAACAGCGCCTTCAACAAAGCCCTCATTGCGGTCTACTATTTCCTCATAGATTTTCTTGACAGCCTTACGAACAGATGCATCCTTGAAATCTAATCTATCATCCAGGTTTAAAGCTTTGGCGACTGGTTTCTCGGTCTCGTCTTCTACTTCAGTCTCGTCGTCTTCCACCTCTGGCTGCATGTCGGGTTCTTGTTTAGACTCTTCTGGCTTTTGGCTACCAGCGTAAGTATCCCCGTCTTCTACAACTTCAAGCCCAACGGCCTCTCTGGCTTCATTACGGGTGATTACACCTGCCATATAGTTTTCTCTTGCATTAAGCTGAATACCAACGGCGTCTATATCAAGCGCTGATTCATGTTCAAAGTAGAACGCTGTAGCTTTGGCAGCCATACCAGCATAGTACTTTGGCAATAGTTGTGTATTGTAACTGCTAGTCTCTTGATCAAGTAAAGGCTCTAATGTGTAGCGCTGGAATATCCTTTGAGCCTCCTCACTATTAGCATAGGTTGAATCGCTTAAACCAACAAGCGGTTTTGGAACACCCATGATAGAAAGGATCTCGTCGCGCATGATCTCGAGTCCCTTGGCATAATCTAGGTCTTTAAGATTTGGCGATATTTGGGTAAATGTAGTCTTGCCGTCGCTAACCATGGTCTTGCCAGCGTTGTTGATACCCTGGTATTTAGCCCTTAATGTCTCTTCAATTCTTTTTTTGTCAGCTGATGTAATATTCTCAACTGCTAAGATACCAGCTGGCACTGCTGCATTGCCAAATACATTGAAGTTATGTTTTTCTATCATTTGGTAAGTAGCAGTAGCAAGCTTTGAGGCTTCTAGTGTTGAGTACCCAATCAGCCAGTTACGTGGGTCTCGGTCAATGAACGGGACCATGTTTTCTTTAGCTATATATTGAGTTTTACCAGCCGCATCTACATACTTGTACTGTGATGGTAGCCCGTATTTATCAGTAATAACGCTAACTCTTGTAGGATTAAGTACATAGAACTCGAATATATAACCAGGTTGTGTGGCCTTTTGGATTAACCAATAGGCTTGTCCAGTTAGTTTCCTGTGAATAACTGTCATTACTCTGGCATCATATAAGCTCATCTCACCATTAAATCTATTAAGGTCGCGTAGTAGTTGATCAGTTTCAGCTGACATCTCAACTGGCTCTGTTTTATTCTTTTTAAACAGCTTTATTTCCTTATCGGCAATTGAGTTGGCAATTATATTAATAGCCCTGTAATTCCAGCCCGTAAATTGGTCGAGATAGTCCTCCCTAACTAGTGAGTTCCACAAATCCTGTTGCGGCATAAGGCCTGAGAGTGAGATATCATAATTGACTTTCTCGGCTTTTGCCTGAAATAGAGATGCGAAACTACTTAGAATGGACATAGATCGTTAGATTATAGTTATGTTGGTTTGATTTTGACATAATTTTAAGGCAGATACAAAAGCATCTACCTGGTCATCATGTTTAGCATTCGGAAACGTCATAATTTCTTGCATAAAACTTTCTATCCAATGGGCACCATCTAGTAGATGTACCCTGCCAGATTCTACCATCGGGCTAACCGCTTTAAGCCTTGATAACTTCGATTCAGTCGGCGGGGCATCCTGCATAGCGTTGACAACCAATCCCTTTGGCGTCGTTTTTTCTCTAAGCTGCTGGACAATTGAGATACCACTAGCCTTTGGCTCAAAGTAGCATCTGCAATCCTCTGTATACCCGTTATAATCGAGCCTGCTTAGATAATCCCTGATAAAATCCGGGAATGCTAGGTTTACAACCCACATATCTTTTATATAAATGTTGTTGCCATGCATTGCATAGCATACAGTGGCGCTGTTATCAGAGCCCTCCTTACCATAGGCCGTATCACTAAAGAAATCCCAAACCGTATTAGCTGGTAGTTCATTCATTTTAAACGTTTTAAACCAATGTTTTTTAATAACATTACCTTCAAGTGGGGCGGGTGATTGTAAATATTGTGTGGCGTATTCAAGACTACCAATAGTTTTCTCAGTTTCTTTAAGCACCTGCCTTGAAAATCTAGTGGGTGATAGTAGCCCATCAACATACTTAGCTTCTAGCTCCTTTGGCAATATAGGTGTTTTATTTTCGGCTGGCAGGCAGATATGGTTATAGCCCGGTTCGGCAGTGAGCACACCTGTTAGGTCGTCTTCATGCAGCCTTTGCATAACTACAATTCTTATGCCAGTGGATTGGTTATTAAGCCTTGAATATGCGGTCTTTTTATACCAATCAATAACACTTTTGCGTGTTACATCGCTGTCTACCTCTTGCGGCTTATGGGCGTCGTCAACAATAATGATATCGCCGCCCGAACCTGTGAGTGTACCGCCAACTGATGTGGACTTTCTACTACCACCCTTGTCATTAGTGAATCTAGACTTAACATTTTGATCGCTCGATAACTGGAACCTATCGCCCCATTTGCTTTGGTACCACTCTGACTGTATAAGTCTGCGGGTTTCCACGGCGTGCTCAATTGCCAGGTCGCCTGAATAACTAGCAGTGATAAACTTCATATACGGTCTATCTATCCAGGCCCATGCGTTAAGGCAAACAGTGGTAATAATTGATTTCATAGAACGTGGGGGGATGTTAATAACTATGTCTTGTGTTTTGGCTTCATTGCGGTCTATACGTTCTACTTCATTTTGTAGCACGTCGCATAGATACCCTATATGCCAGTTGGATATATACGGTTCCTCTGGCTTTAAGACCTCTTTAAAAGCTTGTACTAGGAATACATGGTAGCTGTATTCACAAGCCTGCTTGATGGCAGATTCTATACTAGACGGTGATAAGCTCATCTTGCGTTCCGCCGTGCTTATCTATGAAGTACTGCTGATTAATCCGGTAATAGGGTGGCAGAGATTGTGCGGTGCTGGTATCCAATTTCATAGTAGCAGAGCCAAAGTGATTAATCGCGGCCGACTTAACCGATACCATCTTATAGCCAGTTTGCTGCGCTCTCAACCTCATATCAGTATCCTCAAAATAGGCGGGCTTAAAGTTCTCATCAAACTCGCCTACTTTCTCGAATAGCCTATCATCACATATGAAACAACTAAAGTCTGGTATACGGTGGTTGCCGTCTGGATAGGTAGGATTATTAGTAAGTTTGTTATTTGGATTGACATTCAAAGCCGTTGCTATTATGTATTTATCAAAGTTGTCTTGATAGAAGTCTATTAGGTTAGCAGCAGCAGCTTCTAGAAACTCTATGTCGTGATTAATAACCAAGTGTAGTTTGTTGCCGTCCTTTTGCGATTGCCTAATCCCCATATTCCAAGCGGACGCCACTGAATTGCTAGGATTGCTAATGCCTGATATGCCAGCATGGGTGTCCATATTAATAATGTTATATAGCTTGTATTCGTGCGGTGCTATTGACGTCACAAGTGTTTCAATAGTTTTGCTATACAAATCAAGTAGCTTCTGGTTTGTAATGTAGACAGGTATTATGACTCCTATCATGACATTAGCCAGCATTGTTGTGAGGTATTGCTATCGCTATGTCCGGTAACGGTTTTGCCTACTGTCTTAGCGAAGTCATCAACAGCCCTTTTAACAGCAAAGTCTAGGTTGTTGTAATCATGACCGCCATACATATTGACCGGCTTTAGTTTAGCATGCCATGCTTCAACATCGCGATAAACACCCTCATAACTATGGTCAGCATCGATAAAGATTGCATCTAGCTTGCCTTTAATTTGCTTAACAGCCTTAACGCTATCAGCTCTAATAACCGTAGTGATATCGTCAACCCCGTTATCTTTTAGGTTCTGCAAAAACTCTTGGTAGACAACTTCACCATTAGGCTCATTAGCTTTTAGCCATTCATCACTAGATATCCAGTGATCTACTGCATACATCTTTACCTTTTTGCCAGACTCTTTAATCTTTTTAGCTAGATAAATAAAAGACTTACCACGCCAAATGCCTACTTCGGCAAAGCTCATGCCGTCTTGTAGGAACTCAAAATATCTATCATAGAGTTGGTAGTAGTCAAACCAACCCTGTATGTCTTCAAATTGCATGTTAATTAAAATGTAATAATTTAAGTTCGTTCACGATCTCATTATAGCGCCCTTTCATAACGTTTGTTTGCTGGCTTTCATGTATGCGGTAATTATAGACTGGCTTACTTAGCACCCTGTATTTCATGCCCATCTTTAATGCTCTAATCCACCAATCCCAATCCTCATAGCCTATGGTTTCGCTAAAATTCCCAACAGCTTTCCAGCTTCTAGTCTTCCACATTGCGAAAGCTGACAGCCTGTTAGAATCTCTGAAATCCTGCCAGGTTAGTCCTTCTTGTACTGGCACAATAGCGCCGTCAGTAGTTTTAAAATGGCTACATACAAAGTCTGCATTGCTGCTTCTAGCAAGTTCGTACATCTGATCTATAGCATTAGCTTCTAAGTAGTCATCACTATCGACCTTGTAGACATAATCAGCATACTCATAGGCAGTATTGAACGCTATGTTATACGGTTTAGAGCAGTGGCCACTATTGATCGATGTGCGCTTTAACAAAAACTCCTTTTTAGATTCTTTTTGCAGCTTTTGTAGGTATGGCCAACTGCCATCGTCACTACTGTCATCCACTACAACCCGCATCCAATTGATTTTTGTGTTTTGGATGGACAGTGAATAATTCCACTGGTCTAGATATCTACGATTATTGTAGTTAGCGGTAACAACGGCTACTTTGAATTGCTTGTGGTTATTACTGCCCATTGCCGATAGCTCTAACATTAACCAGGGCTTCTGTTGACAAGAACTTTACTAGATAGCGATCGGCTACCACGTGTTGCATCCAATAGCCGTCACACCCATGCCCTTTATCGGCTCTGCCATCGCCAAATATAATTGGCTGGCCATCTACTGAATAACGTCTATGGGCATATTGGTTAGATACTATTTGCCCATAGTTAAGGGTGCGGCTATAGAATAGTTTGCCTAAACGCATTGCTGGAAATATATAGAAATCGTAGTCAGAATCATTGAGTATTTCGGTCTTGAGAACATCAAAAGCATTTGGTAGGAATACATCATCGTCGTCCATGTAAATTATGTACTTGCCAGTGGCATAAAACCAGGCAAACATGCGGGGTGAATGCCCGAGGTTATTAAGCCTTTGTGGTGTTTGTATAGCTATTTTGCCAGGATACTTTTCCCTATCAAATTCTGGCATCACGCCGTCGCCTACTATGATGTGCTCAACCCAATCAGGAACGCTATCAAGGGTGTCAACCAAGGTGCTACGGTTGATTGTTGGTGTTATAACTGTGAAAAGAGGTCCAGCCATTGTTTGGCTATCATCGGCCATTGACGCTGTTGAGTCCATTGGTGGGCAGCACTAATCTTAGATAGGTGATCTTTTTTATTTGTGACAAAGTCAAGTAGCTTAGTAGCCACGTCTTCAGGTCTGGTATGGACATATCCACCTTTAGAACTAGGAATAGGGTAATAAACGTCTTGATTATAATCTACACTGTCAGTCCAATAATTGCCCCTCTCTGCATTATCGCCTATGATCTCGGTAATAGCAGAAAATTTAGGCGCAATAACTGGCGTGCCATTTGCCATGGCTTCTGTAATGGGCAAGCCCCATCCTTCGCCTAGTGTGGTGGTAACAAACGCATCACTGGCTTGGTATACCATATTGAGAGCGTCACGTGATAAGGAGTTGTTGACGCTAAAAGAATCAGGTGTGAATATAATAGCCTTCATAGCTTTGAGATTGTCAGTATCGCTCATAGTAGGCGGTTTAACATAGAACACGGTTTGCTTTAAGTCCCCGCCCATGTCTTGATTACCAGAATGTAGATATAGCCTTATGTTAGGATTTTGCAGCCATGCCAGTTTAAAGCCAGCAATTAAGGCTGGTACATTCTTACGCCACTGAAAACGTCCGACAAAAGTAAACAAAGTTTGTTCAGGTTCAAGTCCAAATAGCTCTTTTTTAAGTTTCTTTTTATGGTTCTTAGAGGGCAGCGTATCTACCACCTCACTGCCATGGTGTATGTAGGTAATCCTTTTAGCCATTGTTGGATAGGCCTGCTCCAAAAGTTGTACATACTTATCCACATACAACACTAACTTGTCTGCCGTTACAGCAGTAGCAAAATAGGACATTGGGATATAGTCGGTATCAATGGGTGTGTATAACACAAACTTAAACTTTTGTTTTTCCCTTTCCTCATAGATGACACTTTGCAAAGCGGCCATGTAATCAATGTCGTTAAACATGAAAACATAATCCCATTTTTGAGATCTTAACAGCTTTACAAACAAACCTTTACCGGTTGGCTCGCCGTATATGACGGGGCTATATACTTTGTACGGATATAATGCGGGGTCCTTATAAGGTAGCAGATCATTAATACCTACAACGGTGATATCGTATTTAGTTGCTAACAAGGGTAGGATGTTCTGGGCTACAACGCCGAAGCCGGTATCGCAAGTTGGAGAATCACCATAATAGAGCAGTTTTGGTTTCATTAGAAACAAACTAACAAAAAGCAACTACTCTGTCAAGATGTTTTTTAATTTGTCAAGTTTATCAGGTGGGAGTTTGGTAGTTAGCTCAATCTTAGACGTCTGTTCAACTTCAGATTTATCAGACCAGCCCATGTTTTTGAGCACGAAAATAGAGCCTGTTGGATTGTTCCCATGCATTCTCTGCTCATACGCATTCTCAACTCTAACAAGGGCGCTTTTAATAATGTAAGAATATTCGGATTTCTTTCCATAATCATAGAACGACTGTCTGCTTTCAAAACCTAGATGAATAGCAAGGCCTGTAATCGTATAATTCTCGCCGTTTTTATCGCATAAATCAAAATACTCATTAGTCAGTTCTTGAAACTGCTCTGGTGATGAAATGACTGGTGGTTTGCCTATTGGTCTGGACATACTCTATTATCGCACCAACTCTATTACCAAAGCAAGTACAAGTAGCATACCCATAGATAAAAGGGCTGCTGCTAGCATGGCCCACAGGGGTGGGTCGTAATCGTCTGGTGCTCTGTTATCCCACATGGTTATTTCTCCTCCTCACTAGAATTAAGATGCGCACCTACAATAAACAGGCGGTTTAGATCTGGTAAACTCTTTTTTAGAAGATTTAAAAAGTTTATGTTGGTATTTAAATGTCTCGTTTAACCCATCGCTATGAGATTCTACCAATTTATAATTAAGGTTAAACCACCAGCTATGAATGTCAGCTATCAGAGAGCCTAACACTGCCTTCACGTCAAACAAACCTAATATAATACGCAGCTTATAAAGGCTTTGCCGCATCTCTACTTAGCCCACTCAGGTATAACAGGCCACTTGCTTTCTGGGCAGTATAATCTTGGGTCATAGCCTTTGAGTAGCCTAGTAGATTTCTCTTCATTAGACAAATGGTCGTACCAGTCGGGCCTTGCAAGAGCTATCTCGCATAGTGGGTAATCATTGGCTACCGGGAAACTAGCAGGTGCTTTAGCCACCTTAACTACAGCGTTGGTATCAAAGCCTTGGTTACTACCTACTGTATTAAGGTTGCCATTTTCGAGCTGTAGCACCCCAGAATTACCTTCAAATTTATAGTTAGACTCAGTAGGCCCCGATGGGTTTAAATTGCCATTTAGGATACCTACAAGGCCAAAAATAAACATCCCTAGAAACATTGCTAACAACACTAAATAAAACAGATCTGATTTTTTCATATTAAAACTTAAAAAGTTATACTCAAGTGTACACCTAAGCGAGTCTTTTAGTCAAATATGTTTCCAAAAAGTTGAAACTGTTTCCAAGTGTTTCCATTCTAGGAAACAACCAATAGCCCTTCGTACCAACGATATCCTAAAAAAGTGTTTCCTAGGGTGGAAACAATCAATAGTATTGCGCTGCAAGGGAATTGGTCAAAGTGTTTCCAAAAACGCATATTTTATATTTTTATCTGTGAAAAATGAGAAAAAAGGTCTCGCGCGCGCCCATAAATAATATAATAATATAATAATATTATATTTATCTTTATTATTATATATATATTGTTGGTACCAGCGGCGATTGCTTGTTTCCAAATTAGGAAACAGTTGGAAACAGTTTAGAAACTATCCGCTCATATCAAGGCTTTCCAGCCGCCAAAGTGTTTCCTAAAGTGGAAACACTAGGAAACACTTTGCCTCTTTTTGCCCTTTCGGCTAGATTTCGGTTTACACCCTTTTTGGAAAATGATAACTTGGTAGCACATGTCGATTATATTCTTTAACCAATTTCCCCGAGCTGCAAGTGCCCTCTCGACATGTGTGCTTGCAGCTCGGGGCTATTGCCACTATGGAGCTTAACGATTTTGTAAAGATTTTAGAGAGTAACATAGCGCTAAACGTGCAGTCCATGAGCGCTTTCCAATCAGAAGTTTTAGAGAATTTTTTACAGCCGCTTAATCCCGATGTTGAAAGGTCAGCCCTAAACCTAATACTCCTTTCCAAGTTTTCGCAGTTAGTTACTTTATACAGGCCTCAAATAGAGTTTGAAGGTACTGAAGTGTTTGTAAACTTTTATGGCATGTTGTTTATGCCATCAGGTTCTGGCAAGGATAGAATACATAAACACTTGAATAGAGGTCTTATGAAGCCGTTTTATTCTAAGCATGCTATGCTGGCTGAAAATTTTGCAGAGATGGAGATGTCTAAGATAGAAGAGATTGCTAGTGAGAAATTCACAGCTGGCAAGGCTCAAAAGGAATCTTATGTAGAAATGCATTCACCAAGGACGATACTGGCAGAGGGTGGAGATGGGACGCTAGAGGGTTGGTATGCCCAAAGAGAGGTTTTGTCACTTGCAGGTTTTGGGGCTACTAACTTTTTTCATTCAGAGTTTGGGGAAATTGTCAGCCGCAGGAGCGAGGCAAACAAAATGTTAATGGTATATTTAAAAGACGCTTATGATGGGGACACCAAAGCCAAGGTAATCAAAGGAGATAAGCTACTTACAGCTGTAAGCGGCGTGCCATCAAACTTTTTTGCACATTCACCATTGAAATCTATTTTGGCAGACGAGTCAAAAGAGGCGCTTATAGAGCTACTTGATAGCGGTATAGCTAGAAGATCTCTAATTTGCATTGAGACTAAAACACCTTTGCCTAATAACTTTCCTACCAGCTTAGAAGACAGTGATAGAAGGATTAAAAATGAGGCCTGGCAGTGGGCTAAAGGGCAGTCAACCTATGTCGAGGGGTTAGTGGCTAGCTCAAACAGACAAACACCTTTAAGGCTCGATGAGGGGGCTGAATTGTTTTTAGCACAATACAGATATTGGTGCGATGTTAGGGCATTTACCGACTTTGACGAGATAGCAGACGAGGGTAAGATTGCCGAAATTAAGGGTAGATTTTATAAAGCTTTGAAGCTGGCAGGGATATTGCACTTAGTGGATGGCGGGGGCGATGTTATTAGTTTAGACCACATGCAAAAAGCTGTTTGGCAGGTTGAGTTTTATGCTAAGTATATTAGAAGTATCTATACGGCTACACCGCCATCAGCTGGCATAAAAGTATATAATTTCTTAATTCAAAACCTGGACAAGTTCCATAGCAAAAATGAAATTATTAGAGGGTGCGGGATGTCCAGCAAGACTTGGTACGCGGTCGAAGAGGACATTATTGAATATCTAGAAAGGGTGAATATGGACGGCGATGATTATAGAATAACAGTATCTAGACTAGGTGCGCGGTTAAGTTTTAGGGCGACCAAGAAAGGGGAATTAGCATTATGAAATATTTAGTAGAATACACATTTACTTTTGGCAAACAGGTGCATACAGAAGAGTATGACAAGATGGACAGTTGGGCCGCTATGGCTAGGTTTGCACAATTATCTAAGCAAAAAAATGTTCTAGAAGTTAAGTTGCTTATCGGTAGCGTAGTTAAATTACATCATAAAAATGAGAAATGAGCTTAAAATCATCAACCGAGAAACTAGGTAAAACAGTCACCCAAATAATCCACTTCGCAGGCGGCAATAAACGCACCTTTGAGGGAATAGTTACCGACACCATTAAACAGGGGGAGTTTACTAAGATGATGCTTAAAGATGGGCGTATGCTAATGGTCAATACAGCTAATGTGGATTGCATAGAGATATTTGAGGAGTGGCAAGCGCCTACGGTTAAGGGCGGTGTCAGTAACGGTGGTGTAACTTATTTTTTTAAGAGAGATGATGTCGGGGGTATCCTCACACAAGACGATATGCGCAAGATCGTAGCAGCTTATGACAAAGAGAAAGCCTAATTGATTTATTACTATATTTAACATGGATAAGCCCACTCAACCGGATCTACTAGATTCAGTAGAAAAATATGAAATGTATATTGTGATGATGGTCAGTTGGCAAGAGGTTAAGGGGTCTACCAATAAGCCCGATGAAGTTAGATATATGATTAAGTATTATGAAGAGGTAGAAGAAGTAACCGGATGGGAAGACGATGGCGATCTTTCCATCAGCTATCACTTTGAGCCCGTGACGCGGGGTGACTTCGCTACACGTGAGGAGGCACAAAAATATTTAGATTCAAAGCTTAGGTTTTTCAATAAATATAACGGGCACCCCGCCACTGTAATAGAATCCTTTTATGAAAGGAAGGAAACTATTATTGAAGTATTCTCATCTGAGGCCGCCGCTAAAAAATTTTGCGACATACCAGAATATGAGGATTTGAATCTATATATCTTGCCAGTGACGGGATATAGCAGCCCTGAAATACGGGGCGTGTATAGGAGAAAAATGGGCAGAGATAAACTTATTAGTGTAATGGATAGAAATAAGCAAGCCGATAAATATTTAAATTTACAAAGGAATAACTAACATGGAACGTATGGGAACGGTTGAATTAGCTAGAAGATATGCTGTAATGGCTAGTAGAAGGCTTGGTAAAGATATCAATGAACAGCAGGCAGTTGATGGTGTGTTTGAAGACAACACTGAAAATATTGCCACCAATCTACAGCACGAAAATGTAGGGCATCAAATAGACATGGGGCGTTTATACAAGCAGTTCTACTTAGTAGTTGGGCAAACCCTGGCTAATAGGCATTTAGGCTCTTTAGAAATAGAGAATAAATAGTTGACAAGCTACTCGTCATGGTGTACTATATTATTATAACTTTAGTTATAAACTCTAATGCAAAAGTACCGACTTTTAAAAGATTTACCAGGGATGGAGGCAGGCACCTTGTTCTATTATGATGGCAGGGGGACAATTTGGGGGAATTCCAGCACCACTTTTTCTTTACTTGAGGCCATTCTCGGCCTAGTGAAGCTTCATATTAATGATACTGAATGGTTTGAAAAAGTCGAAGAGCGAAAATCAAAGCTGGACCCAGCAAGAAGAATTGTTAAGGATATCAAAATGTTATCTGCAAAAAAGCAGAGAGATATAAGATTAGCTATGGGGTGGGAATGATGAGAGAGATAAAGTTTAGAGTGTGGGACAAAAAGCGAAAGGTTATGATTCAGCTAACCAATGCAACCGTTGATATAGATGGGCAGGAGATTGCTGTATTCGAAATGGTTAATAGTATACCGGATAATATCCAACTATTTGACTATTTGCGCACACTTATAGCCCGTGGGAAAAGCAATGTTGAAGACCTAGAATTAATGCAATTCACTGGCCTACTAGACAAAAATGGTAGGGAGATCTATGAGGGGGATATTTTGAAAGCTAATTCAGGTATCGGGAAAGTTGTGTGGCTTGAATTAGACGCTATGTGGGCGGTTGAAAAGAGCGAAGACTGGACATATCCTTTCAGTTGCAATGTATACAGCGATAATCACGAGGTCATTGGTAACATATACGAAAATAGCGAACTACTAGACAAAGTAACCAATTAATTTTAGTTATCCAACAATGGAATACCCAACATCAAACCCAACTGAGATAGAGAACGAGCTTAACTTTCTCTCCTTGAAGTCGGTAGAAGCTTTCAAGTTACGCAGGCAGGGGCTGATAGACTTTACGGGATACACGCTTACCATAGCTGCCCTAGATAATCAAAAGGCGCTATTGAATTTGAGACACCAGGGTGTGCCGATTAAGACTGAGTTAAATAATATTTTAGAGTTAACATAAAATGAAAGAACTGCACAAAATAGTTTTTGAGGATCCAGTTAAAGTAACAGGGATAAACGAAGGAAATGGTCTTACCTTCAGTGATGGCACTACCATTACAGACTACCATGAGCAAGATTGCTGTGAGAGCGTATACGCTGATTGGGGCCAACTTAATGATCAGTTAATAACTGAGGATGATACGAAGGAGCTTGTTATATCTGGTAACCCATTGATAGGAATCGTCTTGAACGGCAAGTATGCCGTGCCATGCTACAACGAACAAAATGGGTATTACTCATCAGATCTACAGTTAGTCATTAAACAACCTGGTAAGCCTGATTTTATTTTAGATATTTCTGAATATGTCGAAGACCAAATTGATTAAAATATTTGGTGAGGCTGATCAGCCTACCATTGATCAGGCTAACAATTGTTTAGTGGAGGCAGACGCCTTACTTTTAATGGCAGATAATCACAAAGGATATGGGATGCCCGTGGGTGGGGTGGCAGTTTATAATGGCAAGATTAGCCCCGCTGGTGTCGGGTTTGATATCGCTTGTGGCAATAAAGCTGTCAGGCTAGACCTCAAATTAGAACAAATCCAAGATAGATTACCAGAACTTGCGGAGTCTATCTGGTCTAACCTCTCGTTTGGTGTGGGGCGTAAGAACGCTACTGAAGTAGAACACGATCTTTTTAATGATACCGCATGGTCGACATCTGAGTTCCTAATGTCTGCACCTGAGCTAAAAAAGAAAGCTAAAGAACAATTAGGGACTATAGGCTCCGGCAACCATTACGTGGACGTATTTATAGACGAGGGTGGCTACATTTGGGTGGGTGTTCATTTTGGTAGTAGAGGCCTGGGACACACCATAGCGTCACATTTCATGAAGTTAGCGGGTGACAATACCAATATAATGGATGAGACGCCACATACATTGGAGGTTAATAGTAAAGAGGGGCAAGAATATCTGATGTGCATGAACCTGGCGGGTAGGTATGCTTATGCTGGTAGGGATTGGGTATGCCAAAGGGTAGCAGATATTCTGGGTGGTTCTATTGTCGATGAAGTACATAACCACCATAATTTCGCATGGGAAGAGGTACATAACGGCAAAGAATACTGGGTTGTCCGCAAGGGGGCTACGCCAGCGTTCCCAGGGCAAAGAGGCTTTGTAGGCAGCAATATGGCAGATATGTCACTCATAATTAAAGGCATAGATAGTGAGCTATCTAGAAACACTTTCTACTCAACAGTGCATGGGGCTGGCAGGATAATGTCCCGAACAAAGGCAGCTGGTAGGTTTAAGGGTTGGGGGGATAAGAGGGTACAGGTCTCAAAAGGCGCGATCGACTTTGATTTAGTAAAATCTGAGATGGCAAAACAAGGGATAATACTTAAAGGTGCGGGTGCAGATGAGGCCCCAGCAGCTTACAAGAAACTAGATGATATAGTCAAATATCACGAGGGTACTGTATTGATAGAGAATAGGTTGAGACCGCTTATAGTGTGCATGGCTGGTGGTGATGAGTTTGATCCCTATAAAGATTAATATTGTTTTTACCGTTCCTTAACAAATGAATATCGAGTAGCTGCACAGGCGGGTGGTCAAGTCATGAGATGGTATCAAGTGGCGGCGTGAAGGAGTAACGTCTGGATCTAGACACTGGCAAACCAAATGGGAAAGGCAGCATCTGCCGTGATTTAATCCTAAATGTGTACACGGGGTTAAGTACCCGCCTGTCTGGCTACTTGATATCTGAATATTTACATCGGGGCGGATGGTATATCGGAGGGTTATACATCACCAAAAACGTAGCCGCGGCATTACCTTGCGTTACCGACAGGTTTGCCGCCCGCCCCGATGTGAGTATTTAATTTTTTAGGATTTTAAAATGGATATCAAAACGGATATCAAAACGATTATAAGGTTAGCACTTCAGGTTCAAATTCTTATTGACTTGGCTATGACGGCAGACGCTCCGAAAGCTATGAGGATTAGAGAGGAATTAGATTTATCTATGAGGGACTTAATAGAAAGCTTGGCCGAAAAAAAACAGAATACCTAAAATATTCAATAGCACGGGCTAGGGTAATGCATCAAAACTTAGGATATCATAAGAAAATAAGAGAATTCGCAAGGAGGTATAGGCACGGAGTGCTTGATTACAAAGAGTATCTTAATTATTTAGGAATTAATCATGAATAATTGTGTAGATTGTGGATCTAGAGTACAGGGTGGACACTGTACATGGTGTCATGAAGAGGTTTTTATAGCTACTCAGTATCGTGAATTAGGAGAAGAAGTTCCTAGTGGAATAGCTGAAAAGGAATCAGAGCAGTTATACGATCAGAGAAATTTCTCTGATAACAAATAGAAGTAGGCGGGAATGATCTTATTCCCGCACCACAGTAATTTGACGATATTATATTTTAACATAATCATGATGGATAAAGACAAACAGAAATTTATTGAGAAAATAGCTGGTGACGACTGGATGATATGGGACGAGGAAAACGGTGACGGGCTAGATACAGACTTGATTTGGGAGTGGTTTAGCACTGAAATGAGGAAGAAGTGGCAGGAAGAGGTGTATTTGGAGGTCAGAAGTAAGCTCCTAAGTAGTATGACCACACCAAATAGCGATGGCACCTTTACAATTAACATATCTGGCGAGATCGTAGGTTTCTTAGACTTTTTGGACAGGCAAATCGATAGTCTAAAATCAGCAGGTGAACAAAATGGATAAGACCAAACCAATAGTAGACCAAATAGCTAAGCGCCCTCTTGACACCCCACTCGTATAGGTGTATAATAAGCCATAACTTTATCAAGTTTTAATATGCCCGAAATTACCCAAGCGATACTAAAGAAAGCAGCAAATGCTGTCGGTAGTGTTGAGCTACTAGACTCTATATATAACCTTATGATAGTACGCGATACCCTAGAAAGTAGTGAGTGGCTAAAGTTAATGGAGGTGCTAACAACGCCGGCTATAAGTGATATGGAAGCGATACATAATCTGGCTAATAGGGCCGCATTATGATATGCCCTGATTGTGGTGTTGTTATGAGCGAGGCCTATGCAACTATATACAATAATATTGTCGCAGGTGTATATCAGCATGATGAGGCCGATACCGTTGTATGCCAAGAATGTGGCGAGATATATGACGTAGCATGGCTCAGAAAGTATTGGGGCGAGCGGCAGCAGACTGATTTAATTTAGAGGGGGGGGATTAAAATGGAGTATAAAGTAGAAGCTAAGGGTTCGTTATGGTGGGTCAAGTTATCCAACGGCGCGTATTCCAGCTACCAAGAAAATGTATATATATTTAGCGGTAACAGTCAGGAGGAAATTTGGGAATTTGTAAAGATATGGGCAAAGCAAGGCGGTTTTGATAGTGGTCTTTTAATGCTTGGCTTGGAGTGGAACGACCGTAAATACCAGTACAAAGAGATGCCTGATTGGTATGATGAGATGGACTGGGACCATGCGTATGGTAACTCTTACAAAGTCGATATTGAGCGCGTAACAGTTATTTATGTGAACCCAACTAAATTATTAGAGGATTCAAAAGACTAAGATGAGTAAAATAATAGCAATAGTAGGTGAATCTGGCAGCGGCAAGTCTGCTAGTATGCGCAATTTAAAGCCGGAAAGCACGGTGATTATTTCACCAATACAAAAGGACTTGCCATTTAAGCAAACTGGATATAGCGAGAAAGCTAAGAACCTATTTCACAACTTGCGTGGCGGGCATGTGCTAGCCTACCTACAGTCTATTAGCGAAAAAGCGCCACATGTAAATGTAGTCGTGATTGATGATTTTCAGTACATAATGGGCACGGCTTTTATGGACAGGGCGAAAGAAAAAGGTTATGAGAAATTTACTGAGATTGGTAAAACCGCCTATGATTTAATTGTAGGCGCCCAAAACCTTAGAGATGACCTTAATGTATATTTCTTAGCCCATGAGGACCAGGCAGACAATGGTAGACGCAAGATCAAAACCATCGGTAGGATGTTAGACGATAAGATCACACTAGAGGGGCTATTTACAACTGTATTGTTTACCAAGATAGAGAATGGCGGTTATAGTTTCGTAACACAATCGGATGGTATGACGACCGCAAAATCACCGATGGGGATGTTTGAACTTGAAATTGATAACGACCTAGCACAAGTAGATAACATAATCCGTAAGTACTATGAGTAACATTATTGGTAGGGTAACAGCTTTGGTGGTGATTATTACTATCCCGGTTTTATTAGTTGGATTGATGGTCAGTTGTATATCAGTGGCTTCTATTTTATTTAAGTTGGCGTTCTCATGAAAAACAAAAAAGTCTCAATAAATGAATTGGTTGAGGCACTAGTTAAGGACGGGGCGTATCAAGATGGTACGCTAGTGGGGGAGAATTCTGATATGATCAAAGTTACCTATAAGTTTGGCCTAGACCTATTTCTAGATATCAACAAAGAATACGGGATGGGGGAGCTTAACGTGATCATAAATGAAGTGCTAGAGGGGATAGATGACTTAAGGGATGAAGCAAAGGAGAGACTAATAAAAATACAAAAGGAGGTGCTCCGATGAGTGACAATACGGTGTTAGTACCTTATACAGGTGAAAGGATAAGTCTCGATAAGATGTCTGACAGCGAAATTGACGCCAAGCTATTAGAGTTTAATTCAATCTCTAAGCAATACAAAGCGGCCATGCAAGCTGTAAGGGGCTTTCTATTTGAAGCTGGTAGGCATGAGCTGCCTAATTTCCAAATCCAAGAGGTTTATATGTCAAAACTAGATAAGGATAGGCTGCCAGAATCAGTGGCTAATGAGCTTAAAGCCCACGAAAAAGCCATCTCAGAGATTAAAGCAAGGTATGCAGTGCAAAATAGGGTGATTAAATTAGCACCAAGAAAGTTTAAGAAAGATGTATAAGCATGACATTAATCTTTGGCCCGGGTTTGTATTAATATCGCTACTTGTTTTGGCGGCGGTTATATTCTATGCCATTTATACCACAAACGATAGGAATTACCGTCTTGAGAGTGGTGCAATCACGCTGACCCAGTATTGTGACGAGATCACACATGGTTGGCGATATACCCAAAGGGTCCCAGTAGCATGTTTGGATTTGAGATACGGTAAGTAATTTAATTTTTTAAGGATTTAATTATGGTTGCGGGCGGATTTGCGATCACGTGTTTAGGTTTAGTAAGTATTGTACTCGCTTCTATAACGGATTTATTAATTGCTATTTATTTAAACCAGCCCCTGTTATGGATTATTCTGGTGATAAAGTTACCTATAGGTATAGCGCTATCGATGATAGTAAATAAGTACAGAGATAAATTCGTGATGATCGCGATAAAGGAACAGGTTCGTAAAGGAATGGACAAAGTAGCTGTAGACATTTAATTTTTTATATTTATATTTTAATTATGGCAACAACATACGATCAATTCATGGCTAACTTAGGCAAAGGTGAAATAAAAGAATCAGGCGGCGGTAGTAGTTACGAACTTAAAGAGGGTGTGCTATCTAGTGCTAAATTTATTAGACATTCTGAATTGCCACCAGTATTACAGACTGCATTTACAGATAAGGATAGCGTTTACTGGGAATTTGTATTAGAGTTTGATGGCCTTAAAAAAGAACTGTATAGTTCTGTATTGACCAAAGCGGGCGACATTGCTTGTTACCCTACTTCAAAAGATGGGGCGTTTGCAGGGCATATATTACATGACATAGTAACTGCTATCAAAGCTGTAGACGCTAATGCCCTACCTGAAGGATGGTTTAAACAATTACCAGCCATCTTAGTAGGCAAGAAAATTAAGATGCAAATAAAGGTCTTGCCTAATGCTATGGACTTCATTCCACTTACCTCAAGGCAGGCTAAAAAGGACGCTGAATGGGCTGCCAGCCAGGAGACCAAAAAGGATGTTGTAATTGACAGTGATGATGTGCCTTTCTAAATATGGAAGGCAGATCAATTAAACCTACACCAATATACGAAACCACAGCTTACCCAGTTGAGGGTAGGTTGTTTGGGGTCGATAAACCGATAGTGACTTTGCATGTTAAACCTGAAGCTGTCGAAGGATTACTTACTGAGAAAGTAGGACAGCACCAATATCTAGTTATGGCTGGCAAAGTGCTGCTACTACCAGGCGTTTTGAGAGGTAATAATTAACCATGATGTTTATTAAAACTATGATAGATTCCAGAGAGAAAGGCAAGAAAATAGAGAGGCTAGTAGCTACAACATTAAGACCGTTCTTTCCAAGGGTGGCTAGAAACGCCAATGCTCAAAGCCAGGGTAGTAACGGGCTTGACCTGATAGAAACGGGATGCTTTGATTTTGAGGTTAAGGGTGGGGATAGCTACAAATCGGGGTTCTATACCCACGTGCAAAAGTGGCTAGATCAAGTCGTAGCGGCCGGTAGTAAGGCACATTATAAAGTAGTATGGTTTAGACCTGACAGGCCTTTAAAAATGAAGCGTGAAAACGATCCTAAAAGCGATAGGGAATTTGTTATGATGCCAGCCGACGACTTTAAAGCATTACTTAAATTATTGAAGACTGAGAAAATAATATGAAACTAAAAGAGGGTATTAAACTACCAGGTTCTGATGAGGAATATTTGCCAGCTAAGTATGTAGCAGATATGATAGGAAAGAACCTAAGAAATTTACAAAAGGATTGCCAGAAGGGCAAATACGGGGCTAAGTTCTACCCGTCATGGGGCTACCATATCCCTAAAAGCGAAATAAAGAACATTAGAACAGTTGCAAAAAAGACTCGTGGTGGTGTATAATTGATTATAATTTTAGTCGAGGGAATTATGAGCAAGATCTACATTATTCAAGACAAGGATACAGGAGAACTTACCACATCTAGTGATGCTAGCATTTGGGATACAGAGTTATATGAGGTGATAGAGACAGACGTTACTTATGAAGAGTTAGGGTTTTATTCTTTTTCTATGAATGATAATGAAGCCACTGCGTAAAGAGTCTACTAAAGTCTGGGGGGTACGAGTATACTCCCCAGATGATAGTATCGGAGGTACTGCCGTTATTATTTTTATGACTTTGTTCATTATCTTTTTAGCTACTATAATCCAATGAAAACTAAAACTAGACTTCAGCCTACAAGATGCATGACCTGCTTGCAATATCATGGGAAATCAAACCCATACAAAATCCCTTGTTATAAAGATAGAAAGTCCACACCTCCCAATCGCTGGCAACCGATCGCCTAGTGCGGTCAAACGCTGGCGGTTTGGAAGTGCGGATTTAATTAATTTGTTAATTTACTAATATGGCAACTAAGCTAACCAAAGCTGAATTAGAGGCAAGAGTTAAGGTACAAGAGACCGAATTAATTAAGGCCGCAAATATTAATAAAGAGTTGCAATCTAAGATTAGTATACTTAGAGACAAAGTAGCTCAATTTAGAAATAGTAAACTAACCTGGAAGCAAAGGCTATTGGGTAGGTATTAAGATGTTTATGAGTAAATACATTATAGAGTTAAACCAAGAGGAAGTTAATCATTTATACCTATGTTGTCTCCATGCTGGGTATGCTTTTGCCACCTATATGGGTTTTGGGTTTAAAGATATTAAGACGACGCCCGCATCTAAACAGAAGAAATATATAGAGATCGATTTTGGGGATAGGGTTGTGCACTTTTACCCCACAGGCATACCAACGGCGCCAACTGAGGGGTTAACAATCATAGACTTTGCCGAGTTTGAGAAAAGAATTCTAGAGCCGGTGTTATAGCCTTTTTGTATAGGTTTCCAGTAAAAGGTATAATGTGCTATGTCCATTGCCTCAAAAATCCAAAAAGCCAAACTTATTAGCGAGCTTGTAGAAACAATAAACACCGAGGAACTTAAAGGTGTTAAAGGTGATACCGGGAATCCCGGGGCTGATGGTAAAGACGGCATTCCCGGTAAAGACGGGCGAGATGGTGCCCCGGGTAAAGATGGTAGGGACGGCGTTGATGGCAGGGACGGTGTAGACGGCAAGCCCGGCGCTAATGGCAAGGACGGTAAAAATGGCGTTACCAAGATAATCACCACAGTTAAAACAGAAGACTTGCCAGCCAGCGAAATCAAGAAAAAGCTAGAAACACTTAAAGGCGATAAAAGGCTAGACGCGTCTGCTATAAAGAATCTGCCAAATCCTATCAATAACTATTATGGTGGCGGGAGTTCTAATAGCAGCGGTGGCGGCGCGGTTGACAGTGTTAACGGACAAACGGGTATTGTAGTATTAGATACCGACGACATCGCTGAAGGTGCTATAAATAAGTATTATACTGAAGGTAGGGTATCGGCTAATACTGATGTAGCAGCTAATACTGCTGCCAGGCATACCCACGCTAACAAAGCGTTGTTAGATACCTATGCGCAAACAGAAGCAAACCTCGCAGACGCTGTTGCTAAAAAACACGACGCGGCTACTGCTGGCAGCGGTATATCTATAGTAGGGCAAGTAATAACTAACTCTGATAGGGGTTCCAGCGCCGTCGCTACGCATGAAGCTACTTATAACCATGCCGACATTGCGCTTAATACAGCTGCTAGACATACAAGGCAGCATAGTATTACATCGACATCGGACCACACGAGCACCGCAACACCTGGTCAATTATTGCAGGCTGATGCTAATGGACTACCAGTTAACGCTACTAACACTGATGCCCAAGTGTCGGCAGCCGTCACCGCTTCACATGCTGCGGTGACTGTTGCTGATAGTTCTAATATAGACTTGACATTAACAGGCCAACAAATAAGTGCGGACTTAACTAACACTACGGTTACACCTGGTACATATCCAAAGGTCACAGTTGATAGCAAAGGACGTGTTACAGCAGGCGCGGCGCTTGTGGATTCCGATATACCTGATACAATCACCCTTACCAATATTACTCAGATCACCAATAGGTCACACACTGATCTAAGCAATATCGGTACGAACACACACGCTCAAATAGATACCCATATAGCCGATACCGCTAACCCTCATAGTGTCACTAAAGCACAAGTCGGGTTAGCAAACGTCACTAATGACGCGCAGCTAAAGGTAGCTAGCAACCTATCAGATTTAGCAAGTGCATCAACTGCTAGAACTAACTTAGGGTTAGGCACGGCAGCAGTCACCAACACTGGTACTAGTAGCGGTAATGTCCCCGTATTAGATGGTAGTGGAAAGTTGAACTCAAGTGTGTTGCCGCCTGTAGCAATTACTGACACTTTTGTAGTAGTCTCGGAGGCTGCAATGCTAGCCCTAACAGCGGAAACAGGAGACGTTGCGGTTAGGTCAGATTTAAGTAAATCGTTCATTTTGAAAGGTTCTAATCCAGCTGTTTTAGCTGACTGGCAGGAGTTATTATCACCAGGCGGCGGGGTATCAAGTGTATTTGGCAGAACTGGTGCGGTGACTGCCCAAACTAACGACTATACGTGGGCACAAGTAGATAAAACGACTTCAAATATTGCTGATATCACTACCAAGTCACACACATCATTAACGGACATAGGCACGAATACTCATGCTCAGATAGATACACACATTGCATCCACAAGTAATCCACATTCAGTGACGAAAGCTCAAGTGGGGCTTACTAATGTAACAGACGATGCACAATTAAAAAGAGCAGCTGGTGACTTTGCCACATTTACTGCTAAGACAACACCAGTATCAGGTGATGTTCTACTGATTGAGGACTCGGCGGACTCGAACAATAAAAAGAAAACCACAATAGGCGAAATAAACTCAAATATAACTCACAATTCTTTGTCGGGTATTCTTGGCAGCAGTGAGGGCTATCACGTGACAAGCTCAAACTACACTAGGCTGACATCAGCACCTCAAAACACTGTAGTTGGCCGTGGGCAAGGAAGCACTGGGGCAGTACAGAACTTATCAGTAGCAACGGGCGGCGGTATTAATTTTACATCAACACAAATCAAAATCGCAGATGTTTTTGCGCCAATAATGAATTATAGATTAAGCCTAACGTCTAACACCCCCGTGACCACAACGGACGTGACTGCTGCTACTACTTTGTATATCACGCCATATAAGGGGGCTACAATTGGAATCCAAACGAATACGGGCAGTTATTGGATTTATTTAAAACCAGGGCAGGTGTCGCTTGCTACTTCAGCATTTAATTTGGGCTCTGGTAGTGTAGCCAACACGAATTATGATATCTACGTTCAACAAAATGGCACATCAGTAACACCCCACGCAATCCCATGGACTAACGCCACCACTAGAAGCGTCGCCTTTACGACTGTAGACGGCATACATACTTTCGGGGCGTCTTACTCATATGGTAGATACATTGGTACTGTCAGAACAACAGCGGCTAATCAGTTGGAGGATTCGGAGTCAAAACGTTTCGTTTTTAACTACTACAATAAAATACAAAAAAAACTAAAAGTAACTGAGCCCACAGATGTTTGGAGCTATGATACAGCAGCATGGCGGCAGTCAAACGGGAACGCTGCTAATCAAGTAGAGGTTGTGCAAGGTGTTGCGGAAGACATAATTAGTATTATTGCAATGGGTGGCGGAGATGCGAGGAATAATGTTGGGGCACGTTGGTACACTGGTATTGGTATTGACTCAACAACTGTAAACTCTGCTGATCTTCGACCATTTACTATAAATCAAAATGCGGCCACGATTGAGGTCGTACCACTCACTGCCAGTCTTAATACAGTCCAGTCTGCTGGATACCACTACTATACATGGCTTGAGCGTGGTGATGGTATTGCAGGCACTAATGTTTGGAGGGGTGACAACGGCAATTCTGATATCCATCAATTTGGCATGTTGGGCTGGTGTTGGTGTTAGCGACTTAACCCTAGAAATACCAATATCCACGGTACACTCACAAGATATAAGTCTCTGTAGGTTAGTGAATGTGGGGGCAATATAGACTTTTGAATAATCAAAAATCTAAGAAATAAGATACGGCTACTATATTTGAATGTAATACAAAGTACAATCTCTGTTACATTGTAATGTAGTAGGCGAGCGTTTATTGACGCTGTATATATTATACCAAATTATGGTTCTTGTGGGTGATTGTAGCTCTCCGATATTAAAATATCTCCTAACTGATCGTGCATAACTCTCAGGAGTTGCGTGCGCATATAGTGTTCTCTCCTATATAGTGATAATTGATCCCGGCTTAATTCACCGTTAATGTGCCTGTTAAAAACATCAACTTCGTTGCGAGCGAGGTCGGCTTTTACGGTTTCTACCATAGTTAGTTGGTCTATGTAGTCTTCCATAATTAATTATACTATAATTAGTTGAGAGGCGGGGGCAAGACCTTTATGGCTTAATCCCGTTTCTTGGTTAACCCCTTGCATTATAATACTGCCTTACCTGCGCTACCTGTGCTTTTGTCATCGGAACCGCCTCCGGGTGCATCCCATCTACTACCAATTGCATCTCTTCTAGCCTTGCATACTGATTTTCTAAGTACTCTCTAAACTTAGGTGTAAAGCGCCCCCGGCTAATGGCTGCTGCTGCTAGCCCATAAAGGTTAGCTTTCATGGCTTCCATAGACAGCCTTTCCAATGTCCAATAATCGTTACCAGATCGCTCTAGTTGCGCCGCAGTATCGTGTAGGTATGAATGTACCCCCGCTTCTATGCTCATGCCGTCTACAGGGTAGCCGTCGGCGTCTAAATAATGTTTGCGGGTAATTGAGTGGCCATGTAAATTGTAGCCACTATAAGTTGAAATATCACACTGCCGATTAGCCGCCCGAATTAACATTTGGCGGCTTTCTCGGGGGTATGGCATGAGTTACAGGTGCTTATCTAATAGCCTTTTTAGCACTACTGCTGCGACATTGACAACACCTAGTACAATCCAAAAGAGATCTAGTGTTTCGGCAGGGGATAATTCCCATCCAAAAGCTGACATAAAGATCCTAGAGACTATTCCGCTAAATATCAAATATCCAGTTATATTTTTTACGTCCTTACCTAAAGTGTTAGGCTCTTTAACAGCGCCATCTCCTACCTCTATTACTTGGCTATCCATTGATAGACTTTTTGCTAATATTAAATATTTCAGTCATAGATTTTTCTAATTCTTTAACTCTTTTTTCTAACTCATTTGTAGGCGGGACAACTGGTGGTTTCACTGGCGGCTTAGGCTCTTCTGGGAATAGACTAATAATAGCTAGTTGTAAATCGGCATAGCTATTAATATCAGCCATCCACCTTTGATCAGGCCTAAACCCATAGCCTATAGCGGTGGGTGTGCTACGCTCCACAAAGTCATAGTAACAACCCCATCCCTTAGGCGTTTTTACCGCTATATGTGCATGGTCAGCATATCTATCAGTTGGCACTTTCCAACTACCTATATTCGTACCTTTGCGGTAAATGCCAGCCGGCACTACCAGCCTAGCGTGCACAATCGGCACCATGAAGTCGTTGTTAAACAGCTCTATATACGGCGTCTTGGCAGCGCTATCATATTTCTCAACTACCTTAACATCACATGGCGCTATTAATCTCGCGTCACTTTGATCAATTGGAGTGATATCTAAGGCTTTGCCGTTCTGATATCTACCATGTAAATACTGAGTAAGTCTTAACCCGCTTGGGAATATTGAGCCTAATTTAGCCATTATGTAATTAAATAATTTATATAGTCGTCTTGATTAAGTAAATCAATCATGGTCTGTTAATTAAATTAAGCACTACCGACGCTATAGCCGACAGCACTGTCAAGATCATGCCTCCAGAAACTAATCTCCAATTCTTTAAAAAAAATTTTATGTTACCAATAAGTTCAGCTATTTGCGTGATCTCTTTATTCATAGTGATAATACGGGCATCCGATTCAGCGATATGATGGTCAAACTCTTTATTCTTGTATTCTTGGGTATACTTGAACTGTGTATATTGGTTAGCAAGCGAATCAATACGTTGCACAACATCTTTATTCGACGTTGACAATTCGGCAAGGCTCTTAGAGGATGTCTCCTGTAAGGAGTCGATTTTCTCAACTATTGATTCTAGCTTGCCAAAAATCTTTTGATTTATCACTGCCTGACTTTCACGTGCCATTAAAAAGTAGTGTAATACTATATTATACCTTCTGCCCTCCAAGAATACCCAAGTCTCTGAGACGACGTCCATACCCCGGCGCCAACTCTGATGCCAGCTACGAACTGCGATGTTGTAGCTGTGTGCGCCGTAGCCCATATACCATTACTAGACGATAGTGCAGCCGTATCAATGAAATCGCCTGGTGTGGTCGGATTTGACCCATCTTTACGGCCTAGCAAACTGATACCTATTATAGGGATAGAAGCTAGTGTAATCCCATAAGCTACAGTATCTGTCCTTAATGTATTAGAACCGTCACCAGTAAACCATCCCCAACCTGTTAATATAATACGATTGCCTATCATAGTGAGATAAACGTCCCCTGTGATGGGGCTCGCCAGCTCAAATCTATTTGGGAATCCCAAAGGGGCATTAGCCCTACTAAAATAAGCAGTTTGTACTGCTGAGTTAGAGAACGTATAATCTTGCCCACCCGTTACTGTCAGTGTACTACCAGATAGGGCAGTGACATAGAAATACTTAGTGCTCCCGCCTTGTGTGATTCTAATTTTGTCACCCTTGGTAAAGAATGTGCTAGCACCTGAATATGTAAGCGTGGTAAATAGCCCACTGACACTTGAATAAGTTGGCAGAATTGGCAGTGGTAGCCATCCAGTATGTGGTTCGTACATTTGCCTTCTATCGGTTAGATCACTATTGCCAATAGTAGTAAAGCCATTGGCTACATTGATCTGGGCAATTACACAATGGTCAGCCGGCACGGATGGCGCAACTGGTGTAGCCGCTGGTGTTCCCTGCACAACTACATATGAACAGTTAGCAGCTCCATTGTCGCCAGGTGTAGCAGCTGAGTTTAGGTATACACAAACAAGGTCAATACGTGGGTTGCCTGATACATTAGCTGGAATTACAACAGCAGTTGTAGCATCGTTACTAACCGGCCAGTACTTTTGCTCAGTGCCACCAGTAGCATAAGCAGAGTTATATACGTAACATCTACCAGCCGCAATATCGATTTCATTATCAGCGCCGCTTGCAGTGGCTGCAAAACCCTCTGCTACCACGCTGTTATTAAGTATGATGTCAGCAGCAGAGCCGATTACATCGGCCGCTATACCACCAGTAGTTGTAAATGGGCCACCGGGGGCTGTTTCTGTAATTGCACCGATGCCGTCGATTAATGTTCTAAATGCCATAGTGTATATTAACTTATTTTAATTACTCATCACAAAGGTAAGTGATATTAAAGGTGGCACCAATAGCCGCTAGACCGCTAGCTGCAAAGGTTCCGCCGTCTAAACGATAGAGCACAAAAGTGTTGCCATTTATCTGGAGTCTCCCAGCTACCGGTGTGGCATTGCTTCTAAGCGCGATACCAGCATGCCAGTGCATACGGTTTGGATTACCCTTTATAGGTAGATCACCCTGCACCGTTGCCGTGGCGCTACCTGTTTTGTTCCAGTTCTCGGTCTGGAAATTGAGAATAACAAGCCCATTAATCATATATAAATTGCAATCTTGAGAGCTAATAGATTCATTTGACGTGTCAGTCGCAGCTATAGTAACCGAGAAAGCCGGCGGGAACCCTACAGGATTACTTGATGTAGCAATATAAATTTTATCGATGTCAATATTGGTATATGTATATTCATTCCCAGCGTTGACTTTAATTAGTCCATTTACTTTGTCTACTTTGGTGACATAAAAATACTTAGCCGAGCCACCCTGTATTATCCACAGCATTTGACCTAATGAGAATTTGTCTATTTCAATACCAGCCACGTTAATAACATTATCGGCGTTGTAAGTATACAGGGTAGATAATAGCGGATACCATCCTCCTATATAGTTTTGTGTAGACACGCTAGCGGCGTGCTGCTGTTGTTTCAGGTCCTGTATAGTTGTGACTAATGCGTTATCGAGCGGCAGTAAGCTTTCCATGTTTATATGAATACAAATTTAACTTTCATTCCCCATTCTAATATGCCTTCTGGACTAACCGAGAACTCTTTGGACAGGACTGTGCATTGCCCAACAAATTTGTCAACTGTGATATTAAGAATATCACCCTCAAAAAAAGCATCAGGGTTTAAATTGCTATCAGTAACCATTTCCAGTTCTATAATATAAGTACTAAATCTATCAGTTTCTACAATACCATCGGCCCAGTCCTGCAAAGTTGGTAGCTCTTGAACATCATTTTTAGAAACAACACTCTCTCTTAGTCCAAACGCAGTACCACTAGCCTCATCAACCGCCGCGGCTGTCAGATACTCATCGCCTGTACCAGCGCCCTTGACCGTAACCGAGTTGGTTACATCTCCGAGCGGCTTTGCTGTATACCTAATGACATTAGAACCTAATCCTATGTTGATAGGCGGTAGATTTGTGCGGTAGGTAGATGATGGTAGTCTGGTATTTAGAGTGTAACCTGTAAACAAACCTTGCGCGTTTGTAGTTGCGTCAAAGTAGAACTCGCAGCCGTTAATGACCTTGCTCATATTGACAAACGCATCTTTTAAGTTTATGAACTCATAAGATCTATCCCTAATAAACCCTTCAGTAGTACCCTGCGATATACCTAGATGACCGTTAGTCTTCATTTGTGTTGCAAGTAAAAGTTGCCAAAGTATTTCTCCTTGGGCGGTGTTCTTATATTCTACAAATCTTGGTGTGTATCTACCTTCTAATTTTTTGAGCACACTAAACGCATCTACCGTCCACCAATAATCCGCGTCTTGTCTTTCAAAAGTCAGGTCATGTATTTCACCAACCCATCTAATAACAGAGCCTTCTCTGATCACATAAGTAGTTTTATATCTTACAAAATTAGCTAGCAGTGCTTTTGCGCTATTACCAGCTATACGGAATTTCGCCACACCAACGCCGCCTACAATATTATAGAATTGAGCGTTAAGGAAATTGCCTATTTCGTCTATCTTAGTGTAAGCACCGTTCGTGGTGTTTAGATTGTAGACTTCGATACTAAAGGCCATTACGTTTATCAGAGTAGGTTATTGTTAATAGCCCATCTACATCGCTGCTTTCAGCTGTTAGCTTAATGATGTTTGCACCAGGCTGGATTGTGAATAAATCTCCTGCAAAATACTGGTAATAAGGTGTAACACCATCTAGCAAAACAAACTTATCACCATTGTCTATGTACAGATCCACATATCTACCATTAGTAATAGAAGTCGCAATAGTAAAACTTTCACTAGTAGTAAGATTAGCCACCTTTGGATTATCAAGCAGGCCATCTAATTTAAATGTAGGTATTACAGCGGTATCACCGCTGTTAACGATGGTAATAGTAGAACCTGTTTCTTGGTTACCTATAGGGAACGGTATTGTAAATGGTATAGTAAAACCTTTACTACCAAGCACTGGGGTTGCAGTCTCAACAACCGCGCTGCCAGACACGTTAAATAGCGGGTTAGGGCATTCTAAAATCACCTGGTATCTTGTTTGGGTTACATCACCAGATACGTCTTTTATGTCAGGTTCTCCCGTGCAAAAAGCATCAATAGTATAGGTAAGCCCATCCCATGTCGTGAGAGTTAGTGTCTGCCTACCAGCGCTTGTATTAAAGGCATTGATTAGGGTGCGCCTACGTGCAAAAAATTCGGTGGCATCTGCTCCCGTAATTGTACCCTCAAAGGTCAATACCCTCATACCTTTGAGCACAGCATTGATAACCCCACCGTCCTGACCTGTTAGATTGTTTTTAGAAACTCTAGTAGGCACGCCGGCAGCGCCGTCTTGTACTTGCACCGTAAAGCCAGTGCTTACATCAAGTGTAAGGCCGTTGAAATTAATACTGTATAAACTTATGCTCATACTGCTTTAAGTTGGAATGCCAGCCTTGTTGCCAAAGTCGACACGTCCATAGTTGAAGTAAAATTATTGTTGATCGTTATTGGTTGGCCGCCGCTATTGTCTAACTGGTTCATGATGCTTTCTTGTTGTCTCTTGGTTAACACCGCTTCACCTTTTTCAGCTCTGATCATGATATTGTCCCTACCGGTACCAGCACGCATGCCGCCTACTATACCACCTGTTGCATAACCTCTAACAAAGCCGCCATAATGCTTTTGTTCACCGCCTCCGCCGCCAAATATACTAGGCAATTGAATACTAGGCAGTTTGATATTAGAAATGAAGCTGGATATCCTGCTAGGCAGATCGCGGAAAAACCCGATGATATCTTCGACGATTTGAGAGGCTTTATTTTTTATCTCCTCAAATTTCTGTGTGAAAGCGGAAGCTAGTGTGTTAGCGATATCAGTAACCCTTTTAACAAAACCAGTTACCTTGGCTACCAAAGCTGCAATAAACGCTTCTGCAAGGTTTCGCACTGATGTAATGACTGACATTAAGAAATTAAACCCGTTGACAAAAAATGCCACGACTGATGACACCGTGCCTACTATACTTTGGACCGTAGTTATCAATTGCCCAACAAAGGCGATGACATCGGTTACAGCTTTTTTACCATCCTCAAAAAACTTGACTATTGCATCTTTGTTATTTGCGACCCAGTTAACAAGTTGAGTAACCGCACCAACAACGCCCTGGATAACAGTCGTAAATATATTAGCGGCACCCGCGCCTGTGTCGAATGGGCTAGTCATAACAGAATCCTTATCGTTTCCGAAAAGGTTGAAAGCCTCATTTAGATTTAAGAAAGCATCGCCTAATGATTTAAGTGCTTCTTTAATGGTTGGCATATTTTCCTCAATGCCGCTGAAAAAACCATCTAAGAACTCACGGAAGCCGTCCATGCCAGTTTTTAAGGCGTCAAATATACCAGTATCAGTCATTAGCTGGTCTAGGCCCTCATTGATTGAGTCTGAGATATTGGACATAATACCAGAGAATGATTGGCTTTGATTTTCCATAAGGCCGAAAAACTTACCCCCTTCACCTGTTAGGTTTTTGAAGACCTGTTCTACTTGTGGGAAGCCTACTTTGCCCTCTTCAACAAATTTTCTTAACTCACTCCCACTTTTACCTGTGATTTTAGCTAGCTCATCCCATATAGGTATACCACGATTAGCAAATTGATTTATATCTACTGTCATAGCCTTCCCTTGGGTTTTGATAGTACCAAATAGATAGGATAGATCGCCGACATCAGCGCCTATACCCGAGGCGACATCACCCAACATCCTTAAAGACGGGATTATATTATCAGTCTCAATGCCAAAAGCTAATAATTGTTTCGAGGCTGCTGTTAAACCGGCTACTTCGAAAGGTGTAGAAGCAGCCGTCTCCTTGATATCAGCCATTAATTTATCTGCTTTCTCAGCAGAGCCAAGCATTGTAGTAAATGATATTTTGCTTTGCTCCATACTTGCAGCATAATCGAGCATGCCAGCAGCCGCGCCAAGAGCAGCGTCTTTAAGTTTGCCAAGCGTGCCAAGCACGACGCCGCCGATAACAAAGCCAGAAGCAGTTTGCGCAACACCACCTAAGCCAGACTTAATCTTACCTAGGATGCCACTTGCCTGGTCTTTTGCTTTTACTACTATCTCTGCCTCTGTTGTTTTTGCCATTATTTCTTTCTTTTACTTTTTTTATTTTGCAGCTCTATTTCAGAGGCTTTGACCGCTAGTGTGAATAAAACGTCTTCATAGTCTTCATCTCTAGCCTCGTCCCATGTACACTTTGTCAACTGTTGGTATCTAGCTAACATTAATCTGCTATATACCTCCTCGTCCATGTTACTATCGTCGCCGTAAAGTATGTAATCCCTTACGGCGTCTATACTTTTGGGCTTGTACCTGCAATCGCCTGTCCTATTTCGTTAATAACCTCTTGGTCTAAATCTCTAAGCTCTTCTGCTTTAATATCTCTAAGAACGCCATTGTCCATTATCTTGCCCTCGCGGAACCTGCCTTCGATTAGCTTAGCCACAAATTCAATAATACTTTGGCTAATACCCTCTAACGCTAGATTAACTTTTGCAAGCGCGTCATCGTTCTCAGGTGTTGAATCTAAAGCCGCTAACTTAGCACGTTTGTTATCTAATGATTCTAGTTCACGTTGCTGCGCCGATAACTCCTTTTGGATACGCATTTGGTCGTTCCAACCTCGAGTTGCTACCTTTATATAGCTATCAGCCCAGTTACTATCAAATTTACTTAAGTCAATTGTTTTTATTCTTTCGATTGCCATGTTTAGAGCGTTAATTATTAAATAAATTAGTAACTGGCTACGTTGTTCCTGACTGTAATTTTGAGCGGGCAATCCGATACTGATGGCACGTCTAATGCTGTCAATGTGAAGTTCTGTTTAACAATATCACCAGCAGCGCCGTCCCTTTCAACTAACTCAGTAATGACCGCACGTGGGTACTCAAATGTAATGATAGGGCTAGTAGAAGCCGTAGAACCTGAAATAATACGTCCGGTATCGGTCATGACATGCTTGTATTTAAGCATTGTGGCTGCATTTTTGTAACCTCTGAGTGTTTTGTCGCTCATTAAGGCTGTAAGTTCAGCCGTATACTCATCTTCATTAACGAACTGAGCTTGCATATCAGCAGAGCCTAATGAGAAGTTGGTAGCCTCATCTGACAAGGTGAATTCATGATTATAGTTTGCAGTCTTAACATCGTACGATGCGAATGTAGCGCCTGAAGTTACTAATGAGAAAGCTGAATGTCTAGAAACAAACTCACGTGTAGTATCGCTAATAGACAGGGTTAATCCTGACTCAACAGCGTATAGACAAGTACCTTCCGCTTCAATTCTAACGAACTGATTAGTTTCGGGAATGATATTGATACTTGAGAATAACATACCGCTGAAAACGTCGCCCGTTCTATCAGTATCGTCTAGATAGATCTTAGTAGACTTTAAGTAGTTGTTGTTTGAATAGGCTAGCACATGCTCATAAGCGCCGCTATCACCACCAACTGGGTTGCTAGTGATACCAAACTTTTGTGCAAAAAACAATGGCAGAGTATTCTCGTCTACCTTTGCATTCAAAGTGAATGTTGCCATTTGAGTGTCTCTAATAGCGTGGTTATACTTATATGTAGAACCCACTGCTGATTCATTTAATACTACGTTGTCTTGCAGTTCATATGAAAACTCATTGATCATCATCGCAACTGGGGTTGTGCTAGCATCGCCACCAAAAGTGTCCTCTAATGCCATACCAACCTTTATTTTTCTTTTTACTCCATTAGCCATTTTGTTTTTTACTAATTAAAATTAATTTAGACTCGCTCTCATTTTCCGCCCATACCACGACTTTACGGCCATCTATATAATATACAAACGGTTTAAGCTGCGCGGGGGCAACCTTTGTTACTTTCTTAGCTTTCATAATAATTATTAATAACAGATCGCTAGAGCTGAGTGCAAAAGTTACTCTTTAATAAAGGGGTTGTATATCTGTATAGAGACCTCGATAAACACGAATAGCAATATACCCTGTTCGGTTTCTCTGATATCATAATCAGTATTATTTATTTCGGTGGTCATGACATGGTAGCCAGTCACACCGTATTCTAGGTTGTTGGGTATTTCACTAATGTAATTTATAACAGCGTCCTCAATATCACCCAACCTGTCCATACGGTTCTTGACCTCTGAGTTAGTACCAGCTGATTCTAGAAACTCATAGGCACTGATTTCATACTGGTAGTTAAGGTAGTCAGAAGATAGGTCCTGGTCTTTAACTGATAGCCCGATAGGCCTAACACCACAAGCTGGTAGCACGGTAGGTTTTTGGACATAGATCATTTGCACATCGCCGAATACAGGCTCATCATCACCCACGATGACTAAGTCCTCCATGTCTTGAATTAGCTTAGCAGTTATTGCGTTACGTATTGGATTAGTGATTCCCATTATTTAAATGTGTTTGAAATTATATCCTGTATTTTATCTTGACTATTCTCAAGCGCCCTGGCTGCAAATTTGTTGGGTTTGATTGAGAGTACAACACCGCGCGCGCGTAAGCCTGCGAAAAATCTCATTATTTTTTTACGTTGGAGTAATTTGCCCTCTTTGGTACGGAACTGGCTCAGGCTAGCACGCACACGCCCACCGTTCTCGTAGTCTTTAGCATCGCCTTTATATTTTCCCGTCCCGCCTGCAATAGCAGCCGGGTAGTTGAAACCGCCATCAGACCGCGCGCTACTAGATACTACTAACTGGTCTTTAGTCAACACTTTGCCTACATGTTTCTTGGCACCCCCTTGATCTACTGGTATTTCTAGCTTCATAGCCTTGATTAGTAGGTTAGATACCTTACGCATAGACTTTACTATACGTTCTGCAACCTCACGCTTGGGGGCTGTTAGATAGCTACCCCACCTGATTGTCATGTTTGAGCTTATCATGGTCTGAATATGTTTATTTCTAAGTGGCCATTATCGGTGCCAATTAGCGATGGGTGTGAAGTCACACCCTGGACGGTATAGTCAGTACCGCCTGATGTAAGGCCATCATTCGGCTTCACATCATAACCCATATCACAAAAAAGCATGAATTCCTTACCCCAATTGTTTTGGTTGAATAGCTTTGCGGTGTCGGTTACCGGCATGATCACACAAGGGGCGCTCAAAACTATGCCAGAGGGCACTGAGTAACGCCCGCCCGATGTCGTAACCATTCTGCTACTAGCAAAGGTTGTGTTGTATCGTCTGCTTATCATACATATTTCCTTTTATATTTGTCTAGAATAAAGGAGTTAGCTGCAACCCATCTAGGTAAAGTGCTACCAGCTACGCTGCCTAATGTATCTTGATAAGTCACTGAGTAATCGCCTATTTTCTCAGATTTAATTTCACCACCAGCCCCTGGTGTAACTGCATTGGAAGCAATAAACATCTGTTTAACGCCCTCTAAAGCTACATACTTAAGGTCATCAGGCGCTGTTACAAAGCCGCCTG